TTAGCCACGGCATGCGTGGATTATTTTTTGTTGAATGTTATAGAATATGACATCTTAGCCATCCGTATCGCCGGATGGATCGTGTATATCTCTCCGGTCTCGTCATCAATGACCGTGGTATTATCCGGCACCGTCTTCAGGAACGCCTCCCGTTCTTTTATCTTGGTATCGAGAAGCAGCCTTTCCTCGATCAGCCTAGCGTAGACCGGATCATTGCAATTGGAGTGGTCGTAGGATACGCCTGTCTCCTTTATCTTGACCGTGGCCCCGTTCCAAGAGCGCTCCTTCCCGTATTTCTCGATCTCGGAAAGGACAGCGTCCTTCATCCGGTCATCGTCCAGCGTCCTCTTGATGGTCTCTTGCATCGCCTTTAACTTGACGACGTGTGATACGGGATCTACCTCACCTTCCAGTACCGGGTTCAAAAGGTCTATGGATAAAGCCTCGATATCGCTTTTCGTTAGCGGGGTCTTGCCGCTTAGCTCTAGTTCTTTGCTCATGACAGGTTGTTGTTTATTTTATAGTTGTTGTATATCTCTACGAAAGAATCCATCTCTACCTTTCCTATAATGTAAGCATTGCTGATAACGCTTTCTACGGAGAATGGTTGGTTGGCCTCCTTGGCTATCTTCTCTTTATTGTATAGCCACTCCGATATGGATTTCATTGCGCTCTCATTGTTTAGATGATCTCTCGTAAGCTCTTTCTTTACTCTGGAGTTTGCCGTTTTTTTAGGCTGCTCTTTAGGCTGCTCCTTTTGGGCGGTATTACCGCTCGCTATGTTAGCGTCCTCGTCATCGTCAGCCACGATGCCAAGAATGGCACAAAAGGCGTATCTCTTGGCGTACGTGATGGCCGATCCTATGGATTGAGCGTCCGCCGTATTGGATGGCATCCTTACCTTGGACGATATCCATTGGCCGGAAGAATGAAGCAGTATGGTCCGGATAGAGTAATCATCCTCTATTAGCTGACATACAGAAAGTTCGTTGTCTGCTAATGGTTGTTTTGCCGCCCTTTTGCATTCGGATAGGTCCGCATACTTAAACTTGTATTCTCCTCCCGTTTTAGTCCTTACCTTGACCTCGGAATTGAGGCTTGGTTGCTCTAGCGATCCTTGAAACTTGGCCAACGCTATCGCTAATTTGTCAATCTCTTCTGATTTGTCCATGTTATCGTGTATTTAAATTCGTCAGCCTCCGGGAGTCGAACCCGGACTAAGACCATCGGCCGCCCTGCCCTCACTACCGTGTCCCTTTCCACCGGGCCAATGATATCGTCATGGCCTACCACTTGTCTAGGATATCGGTTGCCGGTCTGGGTCGGGGTTGCACCTCGTAAGGGCGGGATGTTACCAATTATATGAATCACATAGGAGCCTAAGCTCCTCCATGCTCTCCTCATATTCCTCGTTGTCTTCCTCCCCGTCGTACTCCGGTTCGCCGTCGGGGTCTTTGATGTAGATGTCTCTCATGCGATCCTCCGATAAGCAATGCCTTGGGGCTATTGTATTTCTTTAAATACCCCTCCATCTAATTTGTAATATGTATCCGCCTTTATCTTCTCCCCGTCAACAAATTCCGTTTTTACGCAAACGGGGATATATCTTTGCTTTTTATCCGAATAAGACCATTCGGATAGTGTTATCCATGATCCTTTTGAGGCTTTTGCTACTGAGTTAATACCTGCGCACATGATGACACAGTCTTCGCCAGTGCTGTCAATCTTGGCACCGTTGCCGGACGAACCAATCTTGGCACCGTTGCCGGACGAACCAATCTTGGCACCGTTGCCGGACGAACCAATCTGGGCATCGTTGCCGGACGAACCAATCTGGGCACCGTAGCCGGACGAACCAATCTGGGCACCGTAGCCGGACG